GTGCAGCAGCTGCTTGGGAAAAAAAGCACAGAATGGCTGCTACCCCAAGAGATTAGCTACGATAGCCAAGTAACTAGTTCCTTTCCTAAAATGCTTATATGCACAGGAGACTTAATATGGCACAAGTAATAGATGAAGTTTTAATTAATGATCTAGAGACTGACTCAATTGATAGTATTGACAACTCGGAAACTTTAGATACCTCAGCTAGTAAAGAAGAGGTTGTAGACGATCTACCAGAGAAATACCGTAACAAATCGCTAAAAGATATTATCGCAATGCACCAAGAAAGTGAAAAGCTAATTGGTAAACAAGGTAATGAAGTAGGCGAACTACGTCGAACAGTAGATGACTTTATTAAAACGCAAACTTCTAGAAACTTACAGACAGATGTAGAACCAGATCTTAGTGATGACGACTTTTACTCTGATCCTATACAAGCAACTAAACGGGCTATTGATGAACATCCAGCAATCAAGGATGCTAAACAACAGTCTATAGCTATGAAACAAGCAGCAGTCCAAAATAAGATTGCTACGAAGTATCCTAACTTCCGTGAAATTGCAACAAGCCAAGAATTTGGTAATTGGGTAAATGGATCAAAAGTACGAATAGAGTTATACAACAGGGCACAGAATGATTATGATTTTGACTCTGCTGATGAACTACTTTCTACTTGGATTGAACGTCAGGAGTATACTAAGAAAGTAACTGATACCTCTAAATTAGACCGAGAGCAACAACTTAAATCGGCAGACATGGGGACATCAGGAGCTACTGAAGCTACATCAAAAAAGAAATATCGTCGAAGCGATATTATTAAACTTATGCAAACCGATCCTGATCGATACGATAGCATGGCAAACGAAATTATGATTGCCTATCGAGAGAACAGGGTAATATAAAAACAATTTAGAAAAGGATTTACAAAATGGCTTTAGGCTCATCCCACGTAACAAACACGACAGCTAATACCTTCATTCCAGAAATTTGGAGTGATGAGATTATCGCTGCCTATAAAAAATCTTTAGTAGCAGCTAACCTATTTAAGAAAATGTCTTTCTCTGGTAAGAAAGGTGATACAATTCATATCCCTTCTCCTACTCGTGGTAACGCATCACTTAAAGTAGCAGAATCACAAGTTAACTTGATTGCAGCTACTGAAACAGAAGTACAAGTATTAGTAGACAAACACTACGAGTACTCACGTTTGATTGAAGATATTACAGAAGTACAAGCTCTATCATCTCTACGTCGTTTCTACACTGAAGATGCTGGTTATGCTTTATCTCGTCAAGTAGACACTGATCTAGTTCGTTTAGGTCGTGGCTTTAACGGTGGTAATGCTGCTAATGCTGCATACGCTGGTGCTTACTCAGGTGCTGATGGTACAACTGCTTATGTAGCTGGTGCCAACACAGGCTTAGGTGCATTAACTGATGCTGCTATTCGTCGTACAATTCAACGTCTAGATGATAACGATGTACCTATGGAAGGTCGTTTCTTCATGGTTCCTCCATCATCACGCAACACCTTAATGGGTTTAGCTCGTTACACTGAGCAAGCTTTTGTTGGTGAGCAAGGTAATGGCAACACAATCCGTAACGGTGAAATCGGTAACTTGTATGGTATCCCTGTATTTGTATCTTCAAATGCTGATACTACTTCAGGTACTACTGCTTGCCGTGTTGCTTTATTAGGTCACAAAGATGCTGCGGTTCTAGTTGAACAACAAGGTATCCGTTCACAAACTCAATACAAACAAGAATACTTAGGTACTCTATACACTGCTGATACATTGTACGGTGTTAAAGAGCTACGTGACAACGCTTGCTTTGCATTAGCTGTTCCAGCCTAAGTAATTAGGTTTAAACCTCTTACTCTTTTGTTAAGGGTAGGGGGTTTTTGCATAATTATTTATTAATGGAGAGTAAAATGGCACAATTTAAATGTTTATTATCAGGTACTATTGCTAACTTTGAGTATGAGCATGACATTGCTGAAATGCACAAGCATCCTCAATATGAATTCGTAGAACCAAAATCTCAAGCAAAACCTGAAAGTTTAGTTAAAGAAAAAACAGTAGTAGTAAAACCAACAGCTAAGGACTAATTATGTCAATATATCGTGGTGCAGGTGGAAGCGGTGATGCAACGAATGATGCAACCGTTTCTCAAGTCCAAACTTATGCTTCACAAGCAGCTACCTCTGCCACAAACGCTGCTGCAAGTGCCACTGCTGCTGCTGCAAGTGAATCAGGAGCTGCAACTTCTGCTACCTTAGCAACGTCTGCAAAGAATGATAGTGTAGCTATTTCTAATACTGTTGCTGGTTATGTAGCAGGAGCTTTAGCTAGTGAGACTGCTGCTGCAGGTAGTGCTACTGCTGCTGCTGCTAGTGCAACTGCTGCTGCCTTATCTGAAGGTGGTGCTAGTGGTAGTGCTTCTGATGCTGCTGATAGTGCAGCAACAGCTACCAATCAAGCTACTGCTGCTAGTACAAGTGCAACTAATTCAGCTAACAGTGCGGCTAGTGCATTAGCAATATATGGTAATACAACAGCAATGAACACTGCTGTTACTAATGCTAGTAATAGTGCTACCTCTGCTGCTACCTCAGCAACTAATGCAAGCACATCTGCTTCTAATGCTAGTTCTTCTGCAACTAGTGCTGCAACAAGTGCTACATCTGCAGCAACATCTGCAACTAATGCATCTAATGCTACTGCTAATGCTTTGAATATATATGGTAGTATTGCTGCTGTTCAAGATGCTGCAACTAATTCTACAGCTAATAAAAATGCTGCTGCTGCCTCTGCATCTGCTGCAAGTGCTAGTGCAAGTGCTGCTTCAACATCTGCTACAGCTTCTGCTGGCTCTGCTAGTGCGGCTGCTACAAGTGCTGCTGCCGCTAGTGCTGTTGCTTTAGGTAATGAACCTGTTCGTCACTCAGTTAGACCTTCTCTACTACTAGACTTTGCTAACACTAAACAACTAGACCCTCGCATTACGTTTACACGGGCTTCTACTGCTACGTTCTATGATGGTAAAACTACGGCTAAGGCTGAGGAGAATTTGTATTTATATAGTCAAGATTTTGTAACAGGTGGTAATTGGAATCCAGCATCAGTTAGTATAACTGCAAACACTACTACTGCACCTGATGGAACTAGTACAGGTTCTTTAATGTATCCATCTAGTACAGGGACATTTAGAGTAATTAGGCAAGATGGATTAACAGGACAATCTGTTTCTATTTATGCAAAAGCTCAAAATAAATCTTGGATAGCTCTTGGTTTTGGAGCATCATTTTCTACTTTTACATGGTTTGATTTAACAAATGGAGTTGTTGGTTCAACTGCAGCAACTGTTTCTAGTGCTACTATTACTTCTGTAGGAAATGGCTGGTATCGTTGTAGTATTGTTTATACTAATCCTCAAACAACCAATAGGTATATGATTGCTGATGGAAGTGGTAATACAAATATTACAGCTAATGGAACAGATGGTATATTTATTTGGGGTGCTCAACTAGAACAACGCTCTGCCGTAACAGCCTACACACCAACCACCACAGCAGCCATCACAAACTACATCCCAGCCCTACAAACAGCAGCAAGCGGTGTGGCTAGGTTTGACCATAATCCAACTACTGGCGAGAGTTTAGGGTTGTTGATTGAGGAGCAGAGGGTTAATTTGCTGACTTACTCAGAGCAAATTGATAATGGTGCTTGGAGTAAATCTAATTGTACTGTAACAGCTAATCAAGTTGTTGCTCCTGATGGATTACTGACATCTGATTTTGCTACAACATCTGCTGCAAATAGTGGACTTTTTAAAATAGAAACTATTGCCGCTAATGCAGCAACATATACAGCCTCAATTTATGTAAAATATTTATCAGGTTCAACTAGTTTTAGATTTAGATTAGCTTTAACTGGAGGAACGGCTGTAGCTAAATTTGTAAGAATTAATGCTCAAACAGGGGCTTTTTTATCTAGTGATGGTACATATTCAATTACTTCTGTTGGTAATGGTTGGTATAGGGTTTCTCTTGAGATTACTAACAATAGTACAAATACCACTTTTAATTTTCAAGCATTTTTAACAGATGATACAACAAGTACAAACTCTATAGCAGTTTGGGGTGCTCAAGTAGAAGCTGGGGCATTTGCTACATCCTACATCCCCACCGTGGCTTCTCAAGTCACTCGTCCTGCAGATGCAGCTAGTCTAACTGGCACAAACTTTAGTAGCTGGTATCGTGGAGATGAAGGAACTATGTTTGTTGATTTTGTACGCAATACTGGAACTTCAACAGTAGGTTCTTATGTATCTGAAATTAGAGGAAGTACAGCAACTCAATCATTTAGATTTAGAACAGGTAGTGATATACGAGGTCAATATGTAACACCAGATGGTACAGTTCAATGCGATTTAAGTTTAGGTGCTATTACAAGTGATTCTAATATTAAAGCAGCATTTACTATAAAAACTAATAATTTTACAGGGATTAAAAACTCAGGAACTCTTGCAACAGATACTACTGGACTTATTAATGCAACACATATTCTTTTAGATTTTAGTTCTAGTGGATTAAGTAATAATTCAATTAAGAAATTTGCCTATTATCCTAAACAACTTACCTCTGCAGAAATTACTGGTCTTACCACCGTATAAGGAACATCATGGACTATCACTTAAAATTTACAGATGAAGCACAAGCCAAGTCTATCCTATACCGTAAAGAAGGTGTCGTGGAAGCTAACGAGGAGTTTGGCATAGAGGCTAACGAGGGTTATGACGTAGCGAACTTTGACAACATTGATGTCATTGGAATCATATACAAGCCTACAGGGCTATCTGATTCAGAAGGTAATCCGATTATGGTTGACTTAGAGGGATTCCATGTAAATATCCGCCATTTTGGTGATGTTGAAGGATTAGAAGAATATCAAGTATACCCAGCAAATCCAGTCAGAATCTGGTCAGGAGATAAATAATGCCAAGTCTTTTAGGTTCAAAACCCAATCAGGTCAGCACCAACGGTGAGTTAGGTACACTTGCCTTTCAAGATAGTAATGCTGTAAATATAACTGGTGGTACGGTAGATGTGAGTGCTGGTACGGCTGCTCTCCCTACGCTAGGTACAACTGGTGACCCTAATACTGGTGTGTTCTTCCCTGCTGCTGACACCGTGGCTGTTGCTACTAATGGTGTGGAGCGAGTTCGTGTAGATGCTAGTGGGAATTTAGGTATTGGTACTACTAGTCCTAGTCATAGACTTCAAGTTGCTGGTACATCAGGTATTGTTGCTAATTTTTCAGCTACAGGTCAAGCTGGTATACAACTAACAAGTGGAACTTCTACTA